CCCCAAAGGGCGCACACGGTGCTTTTGGTACAACACCCACATGGGAAACCTCCCATGTGCTCCTACTACCGAATGGAACTCAGATGGCTACAAAGTCGCGAACTTTCCAACACTACCCTATACAGGTAGGGAGAGAGTGGCAAGGTTATAGTAATACAACCATTTCCACTACGCGCTTTGCAGTTCCGGGTTGGCAAGTAACCTACTCGGATAATCACCCTGGGTGGAGACAAAATCTACACAAAGGGGGAAATGTTGGGGGTGCATTCTTTACAAAGAAAACGCACTATGAGGACATCACTAAATTTAATTCAATTGTTTTTAGTGACTTCAAGTATATGGGTTCTCCTACATATAATTATGCTGGTCCCATTCTTGCTGGTCCTCCACCTGTTTTTGCTTCCGCTCCTAAGGGGAATACACCTGCTGAAGTACTAGCGATGTATGCCAAAGGAGCGGATGCTATAAGTAAGGTGATTCCAACAAATCCAGTTGCGAGTGCTACTGTCTTTCTCGGAGAGCTGCGTGAGGGTATCCCTCACGTAGTTGGCTCTGCCCTTCTCAAGTCAAGACTCAAAGACGCGCGAAAGCTCGGCGATGAGTATTTGAATATTGAGTTTGGGATAAAGCCTTTAATCTCCGATATAATGAGTTTCGCAAACTCAGTTCAGAATCACGACAAGATTGTAAAACAACTTGAACGTGATTCTGGAAGACTGATACGTCGCAACTACACATTTCCATCTATTGTTACCACCACTGAGTCGGCTCCGGTAAACACTTTTCCGTATCCGGCTCTGAATTATTACTATTATTCTAGTGGTAACAATCCGTGGAAGAGAATAGAGACTACTGTTAAGGAAGTGACCTACAAGTTTTCTGGTGCCTTTACATATTATCTGCAACAGGGTAATTCTACCCGGGAGCAGATGATGAGGCACAGTCAAGAAGCTCGTAAGCTTCTTGGACTTGGAAGTCCTACCATTTCAGATATCTATAATCTCGTCCCCTGGAGTTGGGCTCTTGACTGGGTGAGCAATACTGGCAATGTTTTACACAATGTCAGTCAGTTTGCTCAGGATGGCCTTGTAATGCCGTACGGGTATATTCAACGTCATGAAAAGACGGTGACAACTCGACGCACGATGGGCGGCGGATATCTTTCCGGCGGTCCTCGTGAATTTGTCGATACTTATGGTTATGAAACCAAGTCTCGATTAATTGCAACTCCATTTGGTTTTGGGCTTAATACTAGCGACTTTACTGATCGCCAGTGGTCCATAGCCGCGGCACTCGGGTTAACCCGTGTACCGAAGAAACTCCTTTAGAGTTTCGGACCCTCGCTGCCTTATACCCTACAGGGCAAAGGAGCGAGATGTAATAACACGCCTGGGAAGATCCCTGGGTGTGCCTTTCAACCTACGGAGTAATGCCATGTCATTCGCCGATCCTCAGTCCCTTACTATCAACTCGGTCGCAAACAGTCTTCCGCGTATTAGCTCTGGAGTCAATACTGGCTCCTTTGCTACTGCGGACGGTACTGTTAAGCTGTCTGTTTCCCATTCTTATGGGAAGCGGACTCGCCGTACGATTCGGGTTGATCACTCGAAAATCTCTGCTGATCCGTTGATCGGTTCTCAGAACATCAAGTCTTCGATGAGTGTTTACATCGTCGCTGATGTTCCTGCGAACGGATCGTATTCGATCACAGAGCAGAAGCAGATTGTGGACGCCCTTACGGCGTTCCTCACTGCTACTTCGGGTGCTCGCACTACCCAGCTTTTGGGTGGTGAGAACTAAGGGATCTTCGGTGTAACATAAATCATGGCTATGGATTGATTACCTGAAAGGGATCAATGAAAAGCCTTATGTTACTTTGGAGGGAATTGCTCAATGAGTTGGGCAATTGGTGTTGCACCAGCACCAGCCAGGACCTTAAAACGGTCTTGGCTCGAGTTGAACACGAGGGTTTGTCGTTTTTAACGATAACCCTGCCTTCCTTCTGTGATGACTTCCAAAAAAGTCTGTCAGAAGGTAAGGTAAGTCACAACCAGTTTAAAAGCTTTGCTTTTTCTGGTGGTCTCCCCCAATTATTTGGAGGTTTCCTTGACCTTGTGTTCGACCGTGGAACTGGTCGAATTCTCGACACACCTTCCATCGATGCCGTCCATGCCATTCGCCAGCTTACGCTGGTGTTTGGTAAAGTTGCCATTCCTTGCAGTGATGCAAGAGTTGCAAAGGCATTGAATGGGTATGTTGAGTGTGAGAAGTCAGTTAAGCATTTTGATTCTCTTCGAACCCCTCTGATGTACGAGGAGTTTAAAAGAGTCTCAAGATTGCTTTGGTCGGATATCTTTACAGAGATAGACAGTAATGTTTATTATCTGGAGAATATCCTTCCGAAGCATGGACCGGGCGCTACCGCTGATAAACTTGTTGGAAACAGCAAGTATAATCAGATGGAGTGGACGGACCGTCTAGAAGATGTTTTTCCAGCAGCGAGGTTTTTAATCTCAAACTGGAACCATCTCCCAGATCTAGATGGACTTAACTGGCTCGAACCTGGCGCTGAACGACCTGTTAGGGTCATTACAGTGCCTAAAACGCTGAAAACACCTCGAATTATTGCTATTGAGCCTACATGCATGCAATATGCACAGCAGGCTTTGATGGAACAATTCGTTGAAAAGATTGAGGGGGATAACCTCCTCTCATCTTTTGTCGGCTTTAGTGATCAGGGTCCCAATCAGGACCTTGCACAAAAGGGATCCCTTAATGGGAAACTGGCTACACTAGATCTTAGTGAAGCTTCCGATCGTGTTTCCAATCAGCTCGTACGTAGTATGTTTGCTAATCATCCACACCTACTTGGTGCGGTTGATGCAAGCAGATCACGGAAGGCTGATGTACCTGGACGAGGCGTTAAACGCCTTGCCAAGTTCGCATCTATGGGTTCAGCTCTATGTTTTCCTGTTGAAGCAATGGTGTTTTTGACACTATTGTTTCTCGGAATTCAAGATGAGCTAAAACGACCATTGACTCGAAAGGATATTGAATCCTTTAGAGGCCAGGTGCGCGTCTACGGAGATGATATTATTATCCCTGTAGAATATGTGCGCTCCGCTGTTCGCCGACTTGAAACTTTTGGGTTTAAAGTCAATGCAAACAAGTCTTTCTGGACAGGTTCATTCAGAGAGTCTTGCGGAAAGGATTACTACGCTGGCCACGACGTTAGTGTCGTACGTGTCAGGCAGTTACTCCCTTCGCAGCGGAATAACGTTAAGGAGATTATTTCTACTGTTTCTCTGCGTAACCAGCTTTATTTAGCTGGTCGTTGGAGGACAGTGAAGTGGTTGGATAAGCTGATTGAGGAATTAATTCCTTTTCCAGCTGTTGCAGCCACGTCTCCAGTGCAAGGCAAACTCAGCTTTCTTGGTTATCAAACTGAGCGGATGAGTTCCACTTTACATGCCCCTTTGGTTAAGGGATGTGTTGTTAGTGGTCTAGCCCCCAAATCACCTTTGGATGGTTATGGTGCTTTGCTCAAGTTTTTCTTGAAACGCGGCATTGAACCTTTTGCCGACAAGAATCACTTAGAACGTTATGGACGTCCTGATTCCGTCAACATCAAGATCAGGTGGGCGTCTCCGTTTTAAACGGAGGCGTGGGGACTAATAATCCCCATGAGGAGGATAAGCTTACGCCTATCTCTCTAGAGTGAGG